TTTTTTCTCTTCGTTGTGCTCAAGGTTGAACTTAGCAGAGTTAACTAACTGCTGCATGAATTTAGAATGCATTGCATCTATCTCCTCAACCGTGAACTTAACCATGTACTCCTCATCTGTCTCGTCATCCCTGCGGTATATCTCCATAGGTATCATGGCAGGTGCAGTAATACGGTACTTCAATCCATCTTTGAAAGCCAATGCTTTGGTCTGTTGGTTGAAGGCCATCCCTTTTACTTTGATAGCAGGCTTAGATGTGAAGGCAATAGCCTCAATGCCTAAGTCCTCACCACCCTCTGCATACTCAGGGTCAATGGTAATGGTGTAGATTGGTAACTCGGTCACGTTTATATTGTTTTTTTTCTATATTTGTTCAAAATTTGCATATGATTAAAATACTTGACAGGGAAATCCCTAACCTAATCACCGAACTGACGGTAGACCTCCTATGGCATCCGACTTGGATAGGTCTCCATTGCACAGGTTGTAGATAAGTAGCTCCCATGACCATTTAGCTGTGTTCTTTTCAGGCTCTGTATCAGGCTCATCGTCCTCATCATCATAGCCCTCCTCAGGTTCAGGTGGTAGTGGGTCCTCGAATAGGTTGATGTAGGTATTAAGAAACTGCTCACGAAATTTAAGGAAGTCCTTGATAACACCATACACATCCGTGATAGGTACATCAAGTAGCTTCTCAGCTCTTTCCTTGCAGTCATATTCATAGGGTTCCCATACTACCTCACCCCATTCATTCTCTTTGGTTTGCCGGTACAGGATAGCTAAGATGTAGGGTAGGTTGATTAGGTAGCCTTGTATGCAGAAATAGTCCAGGTCAATGTACTCATAGAGCGTTAGCTTGTTGAAAGCCTTGAGCCTCATCCCCTCTACCTCATGCTTGTAGTTTTTTGAAGGCTCGGAGGTGGACCACTTACAGCTATCCACCAACTCCTGCAGCTCTTCTATGTCAAGCTCATCTACATCTATATCGGTGAGGATACTAATGACCTCACTATTGTAGTGGATGGCTCCCTGCTCTTTATCAATCTTGGCTATCTCCGTCCACTCCTCCAGAGTTACCTCCTTCCAACTGCTTGGGAGCTTGTTGTTTAATTTTTTCACTTATAAATGTTATGTATGGAATAGCAAGCCCTGCAGGTTGTTTAGCCAAAAACTTAGCTTTGTGCTTCAGGTGTGCATCAGTGTAGTGCTCAACAGGTCCAAGGTCCTCACGTTTGAAAAACACAGCCAATATCTTAGAGACGTATCCCTTCTCCTTAGCCAATGAATACTTCTCAATGAGCTTAGTATCCCTCACGGTCATCTTCATCTCAGCCTTGTAGGTGTATCCTTCATGCTCAAGGGTATCAATGGTAGGGTATTCAAGATGCGGATGGCTATTAAACTCCTGCACAATCTTAATAAAGTCCTCAACCTCCATGTCATTGAAGTCCTTTTCAGGTATTCCAAGGTACTCAAATATCTTGAGGTGCTTTTCAATCGGGTCCAGGTTGCTATCACTGCCTAAATCAGTGATCTGTTCAAATTGTTCCACCGTGAGCTCGGTAATTAGGTTAGGAATTTCCCTGTCAAGTATTTTAATCATATGCAAATTTTGAACAAATATAGAAAAAAAACAATATAAACGTGACCGAGTTACCAATTTACACCATAACCATTGACCCCGAGTACGCAGAGGGTGGTGAGGACTTAGGCATTGAGGCTATTGCCTTCACATCTAAGCCTGCCATTAAGGTGAAAGGTATGGCCTTCAACCAACAAACCAAAGCATTGGCTTTCAAAGATGGGTTGAAGTACCGCATCACAGCTCCTGCCATGATACCTATGGAGATTTATCGTAGGGATGATGAAACAGATGAGGAGTACATGGTCAAGTTCACGGTTGAGGAGATAGATGCAATGCATTCCAAGTTCATGCAGCAGTTAGTTAACTCTGCTAAGTTCAACCTTGAGCACAACGAAGAGAAGAAAGTACCTGCCTACATCCTTGAGGCATGGTTAGTAGATAAGCCCGAGCTTGACAAAGCATACACTACCTATGGCATCGAGGTGCCTGCAGGTACGTTGATGCTAACAGCTCAGATAACTGATATTGACTACTACAATAAATTGGTTGAAGAGGACCAGGTGGGATTCAGCATTGAGGGCTTCATGGGTATGAAACTAAAATCTAAATATAATATGCAATTACCGGATGGAGAGCACCTCATTGAGGGCAAAATCTACGTGGTCAAGGATGGCCAAGTAGTCGAAATTAAAGAAGAGGAAAAAGTCGAAGAGACCATGGAGCAGAAAGAGGAAGTGGCAATGGCTGATACTGTAGTGGAAGAGGAGGAAGTGAAGGAGGAAGTTGAGGCTGCTGTTGACCCTGCTATGGATGCTGAGGCTATCCTTGCTATTGTTCAGCCGATGATAGCTGAGCAAATCAATTCAGTGTTAGCTATAGTAGCTGAGCTTAAAAGTCAATTAGAGGAGGCTCTTGGAGCTGAGACTGAGGTGGAAGAGGAGACTATTGAGATTGATGCTAAGACTATGCTTGCTGAGAACCTAAGAAAGTTTAACCAATTTAATTCTAAATAAAATGCGTAAATTAAAATTCGACCTACAAGTCGACCCAACAGCTTTATTGGCTGCAAACCCTGAGGCATTCTACTCCGCTGCCTACTTAACGTCGGATGTACCTAACAACTTCCGCACTTTGCCTGGTGTTAAATACCAGACTAAACTTGGTACTGTTGTTTTCGGTAATGTTTTACAATCATCTACCTGTGCATGGCCAACTCCAGGCTCAACTGATGACTTGAGTGCAGTGTTGATTGACGTTTGTGCTGTATCTGCTATGGCTCAGATCTGTCAGTTCGACCTTGAGCAATCATTCGTTTCTTTGCAAATGACTAAAGGATCTAACAGTGATTTCTCTGTTGCATCTTTCATGAACTTCTACTGGGAGACTATGGCTAAGACTGTAGCTCAAGATATCGAAAGCATCCGTTGGCAGGGTGATACAACTTCAGGCAACGGATTGCTGAATAAATTTGATGGACTGATGAAGTTGATTGATGCCGGTTCACCTGTTGATGCAAACGTAAACGGTTTTACAGGCGTTGGTGTTATCACCGGCCTTACCGCTGCCAATGTTATTACTGCCGTTAAGGCGGTGAAGAACGCAATCCCTGCGGCTTTAAAAGGTCGTACAGATACGGTTATTTTCTGCGGGTATGATACTTATGATCTGTATGTTGATGCCGGTGTTGCTGCGAATCTGTTTCATTACGATTTCAATGACAAATCAAATTACGGTGGATTAACAGTTCCGGGTACAGGTATTCGCCTGGAAGCGGTGCATGGTTTGGATGGCACAGGTGATATGTATGCTTTCCGTTTGGCAATCGCTGCCATCGGTGTGGATGCTGAAGGTGAGGAGCAAAATTACAAACTGTGGTATTCAGAAGATAACAACGAAGGACGCTTCAGGGCTGCTTTCAAAATGGGTGTAAACGTAGCGTTTACTGCTGAGTGTGTTAAGTTCAAATCAACAATCTAATTATTATGGCTTGTGCAATAAGTGGAGGTTATGCGATTGATTGCCGGGATGCAGTTGGAGGTAATACGGAAGTTTATATCATTGATTTTAATGATGTAACAGCCGTTGCCGAAGCGAGCGGATTGGTAACAGGCATAACCAAAGCATCAGGAAAAAGGTTTTATAAATTTGAGATTCCGCAAAGTACAGCCGAAGGAACTGATAATGTTGTAGCCAGCACACAAAACGGCACAATGTTTTTTAACCATCAATTTGTATTTCCTTTGAATAAAAGGGATGCAGCAACAAGGAACTTAGTTTTGGTTTTGGCTAAAGCAAGGGTGTTGATTGTTACAAAGGAATTATCAGGACGTTGGACAATGTACGGACGTGAAGCAGGTTTATGGTTAACAGAAGGTGCAGGTACTTCAGGCGTGGCCGGTGGTGATCGTAATGGTTACAATCTTACATTCGCAGGAGAACAAAGGGAGCCGGTATTGGAGGTTTCGAGTGCGGTTGGTTTGGCTTTGGAAACACCAGGTTAAAAATATAATTTGAAAAACCCAAAAGGGGTGGGGCAAAACCTCATCCCTTTTTTATTATGTTACACATTACAAAAGGCTCAAATAGTACTTTATATTTCACAGGCACAGAGCAATGCGTGTTAACAAATCCGTATTTTCTTTTTATCTTTAC